ACTCGCTTTCTCACGTTCTCGCAAGTCTACAAAAGCCTCTGTCTCGAAATAAACGCGCCTCAGTTCAATGTAATGATGAATAAACAACAATACCGCAAACATAGGTACTCAATATGAAAAGGCATAAACATGGCTTATCTTCCACGTTTCTCGCATCTTTCGACCTGGGCGAGCTTATACCTCTCAATCTTGTGGAAGTTCTACCCGGCGATACATTCCAAAAGGCCACGTCTGCGCTTATTCGGGCGTCTCCTCTTCTCGCCCCTGTCATGCATAAAGTTAACGTTGACATGTATGACTTCTTTGTACCTAACCGTCTTGTCTGGGAGGACTGGGAAGACTTTATCACCGGAGGCGAGGACGGCCTCGATGCTTCTGTCTTCCCTACTATCACTACGCCTCCTTCTACTGGCTTCGCTGTCGGTTCTCTCGCTGACTATCTGGGGGTTCCTCCTGGCGTTGCTTCTCGGGAGGTCTCTGCCCTACCTTTCCGCGCTTACGCTCTGATCTTCAATGAGTGGTTCCGCGATCAGGATCTCGTCACCCCTCTTACCATCGACACAACATCCGGTCCGGATACGACGACCTCAGTTGCTCTGCAAAACGCCGCATGGCCCAAGGACTACTTTACGTCCGCACGGCCATGGGAAAGCAAGGGCGCTGAAATCACCATTCCTCTCGGCACAACAGCCCCAGTTAAAGGTATCGGCACCAATGCAAGTTCCCCCTTTCCCGATGGATCTTCAGCAAATATTCGAGAAACTGGTGGAACGGGGACAGTCACTTACAACCCAAGCATTGATCTTAACGACGCGGGAACCTCTGGATGGTTCATCAAAGGCGACGTTAATAACAGTTCTGGAAGACCTCAGATTTTTGCTGATCTGTCTGGAGCGTCTGCAATTACCCTCAATGCTCTCAGAGAAGCTGCTGCACTCCAGCGAATGCAGGAAGCCCGAGCCCGATTTGGCTCCCGTTATTCTGAATATCTCCGTTACATGGGCGTCCGGTACAGTGACGCCCGTCTACAACGGCCCGAATTTCTTGGGGGTGGGCGAGATGTTATCCAGTTTTCTGAAGTGCTCCAAACAGGACCTGGTACTGACCCTGTCGGCGACCTCAAAGGACACGGTATCTCTGGGATGCGCACCCGGCGCTGGCGCAGGACCTTCGAAGAACACGGGTTCATGCTCACCCTTGCAGTCGTTCGGCCCAAGTCAATTTACGCAGACGGCCTGGAACGCCCTTGGAACCGGCGCTTTAAAGAGGACTACTGGCAGCCGGAACTCCAATTCATCGGGCAACAAGCAATCCTGAACAAGGAAGTAGACTTCTCCCATGCCACTCCGGAGGGTGTTTTCGGCTATCAGGATCGGTATGATGATTACCGATCTGCTTGGTCGCGTATCGCGGGCGATTTCCGAACAACGCTCGACTTCTGGCACTTCGCCCGGCTCTTCGGGACGTCGCCAGCGCTTAATGCGGACTTTGTCGAATGTGTACCGTCTGAAGAACCTTTCGCGGTACCTTCCGAAGACGTTCTCTATATCACGGCTAATCATAGTATTCAGGCACGTCGTTTGGTGGCTCCAATTGGCAAGTCTATGCTATTCTAAATACATCGAATGGGAGAATGAACAAATGCCACATCGTAATTCGGAACTATTCAAGGGCTCATCTTTCGAGGAGATGCTCGAAAAGGCGGTTGAGGAACACACCGCTCGGGTGGTCGGCAACAACGGTCGCGTTTTCTTCCGCGAGCCGTCTAAACATGACATCAAGTACCACCGCGACCCGGCCCGGAATAATCAACGGGTCCACTTTCCCGACGGCGTGCCCGTGGAGCCGTCCTTGGGCCTCCCAGAGCCCGAGGACATTGCGGACCGCGTCAGGCGTCAAATTCACGGTAAGCGGCTTGCTGAACTTGCTATGGAGCTTCAGGCCGATACCTTTGAGGAGGCTATGGACTTCGACGTAGAGCCCGATCAGGACAAGTGCCCCTTCTCGGGGCACGAATACTCCGAGCAAGACGAGGCCAACGACGCGGTAGCGATCGCTAACCACCTCAAGGACCAGGAAGACAAACAACGCGCCGCGGCGTTAGAGGAAAAGCGGCGCGAATACCAGGAACTCAAAGCTCACTTCGACAAGGGCGCCGCACCCGTTACCTCCTCCCCGGCGCCCGTTAAGAGCGGGGAATAACCCCGCCACGGGCCGGCGCTGCAACATGCGTCGGCCCGTCATCCGTCCAGCGTTCCCGCAGACCCAGTAGAGGTTTGCGAAGCAAACGTCGCTGGTGTCGAGGACAACGCTTGACGGCCACAACCCCCAATAGGCTACCGCACGCCCCGATTACAACCGTAATCGGGGCATGCCCCCCGGCGAGGGGCCTTCCTACCCACTTGATGGGTTGACAAGCAGAGTGATCCTACTTGATGATCACTCTGCTAACTGATACCGGGGAACACCACATGGCTAAGAGTAGAGGGCGAGATGCATCAATCTCTAGGGGAACCCTGCCCCTCCATACAACTCGACCTGTGGTTATCAACCCCCTCGGTATCTACATCCCGCCGTCGCCGGTCATCGCTCCAATGCTACCTCGACCGGCTATCAAAAACCGGCTCCTGCCGGACGTTACACCACTCGCCACGCCAGCTAATCGCGTGGCTAAGAATGCGGCGGGAAATAACCTCTACAGGCCAGCTACGCTTGCCAAAGAGGTCTCGATCTGCACGAACCGTGCTGTTCGGAAGGAAGTCATTTTCGCTACTGGTAAAAGCGGGCGCAACGGAATGAAAACGGCCCGCTTCACACCCAACTCCAAGGTAAAATGCTGATGATAGGCGCAGCAATCGCAGCCGGGGCTAATATCGTCTCCGGCATAATGGGCGCAAAGAGCGCCGAAAAGGCCGCGAAACAGCAATACGCGGCCCAAAAGGAGTTCGCTCAAAATGGGATCCAATGGAAAGTCGATGATGCCCGCGAGGCTGGCATACATCCCCTATATGCAATGGGCGCGAATACCACTTCGTACGCGCCTGTCGCTGTCGGCAATACTAATCCACTCTCCGGTCTTGCCGAGGCCGGACAGGACATTTCTCGCGCTGTGGATGCTACGCGTCCTGCGAGTTCAAAAGTTAATGCGGTTCTTGCGACGCAACAGGCCTTAGCAACCGAGCGTATGGGGCTGGAGAATGAGCTACTCCGTTCACAGATTGCAAAGTCTCGCCAGGAATCTAACCCTCCAATGCCAACGGCTGGAGACAGAATGCTCATTGATGGACAGGGAAACGCCCCCCTGGTCAAAACAAGCCCCATGGCCCGCCAAGCTGTCATCCCAGGAACTCCATCACAGGAAGCGGGTGCTGTCGCTGAAGCTGGCTATTTACGAACGCCGTCAGGCTGGGCACCAAGCTTTTCAAAGGACGCTAAGGACCGTCTGGAGGAGGATACACTCGGGGAAATCCAATGGTCTCTAAGGAACCGCCTCCTCCCCGAAGCCTTTGGCGGTAGCTTTTCGCCTCCGCCCCATATCAAGCTCGGGCCGGACGAGTATTGGAAATTCAACGCAGTGAAAGGAGAATATCAGATCAAAAAGTACAATATGTTCAACCGCCCTCGTGGCTTCAAGAAATGGGAAGGATAATATGAGACATCGTAGAAAAGGCCGCAAAGGCGGCAAGAAAAAATTCAAGAACTTCGCCCGTAACCGTGGCGCTCCTCTTCGGATCGGCTTCCGCCTCTAGGTAAACAATGGGTCTTTGTCAAAACCCAACATACATAAACTCGATGCTACTGCCCTGTGGGCAGTGCATCGCTTGTCGTCTTCACCGCAAACGCGTGTGGACTCATCGAGTAATGCTGGAGGCAAGTCTCCATGCCTACAATACGTTCATCACGCTAACATACGATGACGACAATATTCCCCCGGGTGGAACGCTTGACCCGGACCATCTTCGTAAATTCTGGATGAAACTCCGAAAGGAACAGTATGGATACGGACGAACACTACGGTATTTTGCATGCGGTGAGTACGGGGAGCGTTCCGGACGACCTCATTACCACGCTATCGTCTTTGGAATGCCTTCGTGTTCGCACGGTCGGACGCGACATTATAGACTTAAAGCCGGGCTCGACTGTTGTTCTACATGCGACCTTGTCCAACGAACATGGATCCATGGAGGCGTCGATTTGGGTCTCGTGGAACGAGCTAGCGCCGCTTATGTATGCGGCTATGTCACAAAGAAACTGGCCGACTCAGACGACTTCAGACTTAGTGGACGACATCCTGAGTTCAGCCGGATGTCAAAAAAAGGTGGAGGGTTAGGTGCCCGTTATATTCCCGATATTGCCTCGAAGCTCTTGGAGCTACCCCCAAAAGTCTTGGCCTCCTTACCAGACGTCCCTAATTCTCTCAGACACGCGGGAAAACCTTGGCCGCTTGGCCGCTACCTCACACGTCTCCTACGCAGTCAAATCGGCCGTTCTCCTGACGCACCCGCGATCGTCCTCGAAAACAACAAAGCGCAAGTGCAACTTCTGCGCGATTATGCGGCGCAAAGTCGGACTCGCTTTCTCACGTTCTCGCAAGTCTACAAAAGCCTCTGTCTCGAAATAAACGCGCCTCAGTTCAATGTAATGATGAATAAACAACAATACCGCAAACATAGGTACTCAATATGAAAAG